ACTTGAGCCGTGAACCCTGCGAAGTCCTAGGCGAAAAAGTAAGCACGTTGCAGGGCTCACGGGTCAAGTGGACCTAAAGCCAGACCTAGGTTAAGGTGTATAAGCACGCTGGCTTCACCATGGTAGTTGCAAACGAACTGCTTGACCAAACAGGGCTGGAAGTGTATGGGCTATTGAGCAAACTTACCTTGAGCCCTGATCCATTATGGACACTGGACTTGTCCAGAGGAAGAAGTAATGGATCTGGGGTCAAGTGCTGGGCTCGGCCCGCCTTTTGGCATGAGACGAGTTCCGCTGGACCAAGAAAGAAAGTAAACTTATGAAACAAAAAATATACTATTCAATTGATGAAGAGACCGGTGAGATAACACTAGATCTCCATGAGATGGAGCAGGAAGCAATTGCCCAGCTGCAAGCAGAATACCCTGACAAACTAGTTACATCGGTGTACGTAACATGAAATGGACAACATTAACATTTAAAGAACTGGCTGCGCAGAAGACATTGCGCATGGATGCCAGATATTGGATTAAGAAGAAAGCTTCAAGCGCCAAGCTTCAAGCATCAAGCACCACGAACCAGGGTGGGAGGGTGGGCCCACAGGCTACAAGCAACAAGCACCAAGCAGCAAGCGCCACAAATATGCCGCAATCTTTTACTAAAGTAAGATGCCTTTCGCAGGTGATGGACCCGACTAGCTCCGGACCTGCCAGGGCACAACGACAAAAACTAACAGAAAGGAAAACATGAGTAAAGTATCACCAATGAGCGACGAGTTCCATGACTGGCTGGACAGCTGCCCTGTGCAATGGTTCAGGGGAGAAGTGAGCAAGGACCACGTTGCATATTATTTTGAAACACCAGAAGAGGATGAAGATGACAGCAATTAGAAAGAAAAGCGAGACCTGTGAAGAGCAGCTGAGACGAATGTGTAAAAGCATTGCAGAAGAGATCTCTGCAGGTAACCCTGAAGGAAAAGATAGCAAAACAGCCAGCGCTTGGATGGAGGATGTATATGACATACGCTACCTCGTGGACAGGGATAAAGAATACATGGGTGCAGAACTCATGGTTGCAGGTGGTGGTCCTGTCATATGGGTCGACACTTGGAGAGATCAGGTTAAAGGCTGGTGGGGTTGTGACAAAGTTCTTATACCTTACGCGGACAACCTTGGCCTGAATGACTATTGTGAAGAGATGTACAGCTGCTCATGACCTGGCATCACCCTTCCTACTATCGTAAGCTTCGCGCAGCGCGCAACAAAGTTCCTGTTAGTGGAACCCCGAACCGGGAAACCGGTTCGGCGGACAATTTAAACGCAGAGAATAGTGAGAGGTTCGTGAACCGAGCTTCAAGCAACAAGCCACAAGCTCCAAGCGTCAAGCACCAAGCGACTCGAGAAGACTAATCGAGGAGTCGAGCCCCAAGCAGCAAGCCTCAAGCGACAAGCCGCAAGCAACAAGCTCCGTGATTCTTGAACCACGGTACAAGAAGTCCGAAAAAGGTTTCTCGGACCTCGGACCGAGGGTCCGAAGTAAGATGAAAGTATTCTCAGGATGAGTCTTATGCCATGCAATTTGATGGGGTGAAAATCTGATTTTTTTCCCTTTGGTAACCTTAAACTCAATGGTGAAGAAATGATTATTTTTATTGTAGCCCAACACATCCGGCATACCAATAAGGCTTAAATTTTCTATTCTATTTAATATAAGTTGAGGAGCTTTCTTTTTAAAATCTTGGTATAATTTTCTTTCTGGACCCATAACTTTTTTAGAGTTACTTAGTAGTCTTGTTGGAGCTTTTCTGGCAGTATAAGTGACGATGGTTTCTCAGTTTTTATTACTAATCTATGAGCTGAATGTCCTGGCTGTCCTACAATAGGCACAGCATTTTCATGTACTTCCATACGTCTTACCGCATGTAACTTCCCATCTTTCTCTACATAGATAACAGCATTCTTAACTGCGTCTGATCCCTCAGAAAAAGAACTGAGGAATTGTTGCATGTCTTGAACTCTCATATTACTCCGTTCTTTCTAAGCTTGCTAACATAATCATCAACTTGTTTGCTAAGTCTCTGATTGTCTAGACTCAACTCTTCAATGATTCTCTTCTGTCCTTCAATCTGATTCTCTAGCTTGACTTGCCCATGCACTTTCATTTTAAGCTCATAGTTTTCTTGTCTAAGCATACCATTTAAATCTTTATGCATTTTCTCAATGCCTGTCAGCTGAGTGAGTCTTGCTTTTAAATCAGCTATTTGTCTCTCTAGATCGTTTGGACCTTTATCATTATGATGTTCTAAATCTTTTTCAAAATCAGTCATATTTTCATCCCTTTCATATATTGACAATATAGGATAGTTACTCTAAATTGTCAATACTGGGATATCAAGAGAAATCACAAAGTAGCCTTGCTCTGTCCCTATAAAATTATGGGATTACCTAAACGATTAACAGAAATGCAAAAGAGATTCGCCGAGTTATTAGTATTCGGTGGACCTGATGGACCTTTAACTAAAACAGAGGCAGCCAAACTTGCTGGATACTCTGAAAAGAGATGTAGGCAAGAGGGATCTGAACTAACTAATCCAAAGTTAAATCCACTTGTGGCAAAATACTTAGGAGAATTAAGAGAAGAGAGACTTAAGAAGCATGAAGTTACTCACGCCACTCACGTTGCTGAACTGGCTCGGATAAAAGAACTTGCTTTGAAGAAAAATTCTTTTTCAGCTGCTGTAAACGCTGAAACAAATCGAGGAAAAGCAGCAGGATTATATATAGACCGAAAAATAATAAAAACAGGGAAATTATTAGAGGACCTATCAGAACAAGAGTTAGAACAAAAAATGAAAAAAATACTCGATGATTATTCACAAATAATAAATGTTACGCCCGACAAAGATCAAGAACAATTATCTTTAGATAAGTCAGACTCTCCTTTAACAAACCATAAATAACTCCACTCTGTAGACCCAGGAGTACACTTCTTCCCGACCTTAACAGAATAAGAACAACTATTTAATAATACTAAACATGCAGAAAGTAATATAACTGCAAGTACTGTTTTTAATGTTACAAAAGCCATCTTCTTCATTTCATTACCTCTATTTTCTTTATACACCCAGTAGGAATACATTGCAAACCACCTACCTCCAAACCTTTACTATCTGTTGAGTAAGAAGTAAATAACCACAACTTAGATTTAGTTTTCTTGTAGATATACCCAACATCAACACAAGTTGCTACATCATGTTCTAGAATCTCTTCCTCTGGTACCCACGCTTCATTAGATTGACACGGATCCCACCACGTCACTCTTACATGTTTATATTTATTCTTCCCTGTCATCATGCCATCTCTCATTAATCTTGGTAGCCATCCACGCAGCAACTGGAATGCATAGTATAAAAGTTATTTCTGCTGCCCTTAGAACACTCACGTCCCATAACTTATACACGATATGGTGAATAAGGATAGGCACAAAAGCACCCACGCATAATAATATTGCCATTCTGATGTAGTAAGGAAATCTCATATAGTACCAAATCTCACAAAATAGGTTTCCAAAAACCCTTTTACGCGCGTACGAGCGATTAACTTGACGTCTTTATTGACTTTTTTGACCATTTTATAAAATGTCCGTAAAGTGTCCAATCGATGCTCTAGAAGTGTTGATTTTATTGACTTTGGACATTTTAGACATTTTACATTTTCGTAAAATGTCCACACTTTAGCTAGTAATACCAACACTTTTAGCTCATTTGGACATTTTACAGACGTTTTCAAAAATTTTTTTTCAAAAACTTTTTTCATGAGTTTTGCTACTATGTCCAAGTGTCCAGCCACATTATTGCCACAATCTAGACTCAATTTGACCTCATTTTATAAAACATATTTAATCTCACTAAAAACCGGTGCTTCCACTCTCTAAGCTCATCATCCTGTATCTTAAATTCATGGTAATATAGGTCTGGAGTGCATATCATTACAACGGCCTGTCTAATCTTGCTGCCATATACATGGTCATGCGCCATAGCGTATGCTGCCGTCTGTAAGAAGTAGTCATCAATCCATTCTCTTCTCTTAGGTCTATTAGATTGCTTAAAGTCTACAATAGTCTCCATGTCATTGTGTAGGCATACAAGGTCTGTAGCCCCAGCATATAGGCCAGGATAGAATAATGTGACCTCTGAGCCATACCATTCACTTACAGGCGCTAAACCGAGCTCTATGACCTTCTGAGCCATAGGTTTTGCCTCTTGTCCAATGTCAGTTAAATCCTCATAACCCTTCTGTTCTACATAAGCTTCAATGAATTTATGCATTGATGTACCTCTGAGACTCGATAGATTCATAATCTTATCTGCTTCTGCGTCGCCCTTTCTGGCCCTCCATTCAGCTAGCTTCTGGGCTTTTTCTGGTGGATGAGTCTTACCTAGAATAGTTGTAACACTTGGTAACTTTTCGCCATTTATATCATAGATCCGTGATCCATGGTCCGTGGCGCGTGTTCCGGTGAGATAGTTATATTTCGCGTTCTTCTTCATTCCCGAGCCTCGGCTCCCGGATCAGACTTCGACGCCCACCACTTATCTAAACAAAAGTACCAACACGCATTAAGTAAAGGTTCAACAATCGCATCCGTCATAGCCTCATAGATAGTTACATCAGCCACAGCCATTATAACTCCAGCCGCGATACAAAAATGACCTATCGTATAGACTAAAGTTCTAAGGAGAGTAGATCTATTATCAATGTAGAGTTGGTAAATCTTCTTCTTCAGGTCTAGCATAGGGATTAATATATTCTTCTTCATAAAATTTTTTAAATTTTTTATCTTTAAAATATTCTACTATATCTTCAGCCGGTACCTGGTCAGAAGAGATACACTCCGCTAGTACGATATATTCAGATTTTTTTAATTTATATTTATATTTCTTACTCATACTCTCACACCTCCTGTATGTATGGGTTCAGCGCATCCCGTTAGAATCATAATAATACTAAGCGCAATCATGATCGTAAACGACATGGCAATAATACTTAACAACTTATCTCTTGGATCCATCTTTAACTTTCGGTTGATCTGCGTCTTGGTCCTTAGCTTGTTCAAAAGCTACGTCCTTGGGCAGTGTGTTAAGAGGGACTGAGTCAGCTATATTTCCCGACACAGAGATACGAGTACAATCCGATCTAAACGGCGCAACATAGTGAGCCAGTGAAGCTGGAAAGATAAACATATCTCTTTCTTCAGGAAAGTGTGACTGATAACTTATATACTTCCGATCAGAACCTGGTCCATATAAGAATTGAATCCCACCTGGTCCAGCTGATTTACCAATATAAGATTTGTTTTCTTGTTTTAGTTCATCAGGTATTTGTAAATAAATAACAAAAGATAATGCATCCGAGTGATCGTGAGGTGGATTGAATTCGTTAGGCCCTTGGAAGTTACACCATAAGGATCTTAATAGATATTTAGGTGGAACATCTTTCTCCGTCGCAGGAGTTCGTTTATAGTTCTTATAAGCGTGATGATAGAGATCAAAGATATCTCTAAACTCTGGAATAAACATTCCATGATTCCTATAAGAATATTCTTCTTTGATGATTCCCGCTAACTTCTTATTCATAGCTAGTGAAGCTTCCTTACGACTCGCCCAAGCCTCTTTCAATAATTTTTTTTGAAAATTTTCTGAGATCTTTATTCTAATTAAACATGGTCCCCAATTGTAAAAAACATAGGGTACTCCTTGTTTCTGTTTCTTATCCATGTTTCTTTAACTCCTTCTCTATTTCATCTTCAACTTTAGTCAGTATCGCTTCCTTATTTTGTTTTAACCATTGTTTATATCCTTCGATCCATTCCTTTCCAGTTATAGCTCTATCAGGATATTTCTTTTTAGTTTTTCTTTTCATAATGTTTTAGCACCTCTCTCGCTTTTTTTATTTTCGCTTTATTGTGTAGATAAGGCAATAGTTTTTTTAAAACTTTTTCCACTTGTCTGTGGGTTAACTGCCATCTCTGTTGAGGTAAATACCCTCGTTTCCTTGGTTTAATATCAACGATATGTCCTTCCTTAAAATGTTTTTGACATAATCGTATCAATCCAAAGTCTGTGTTAGATATCTCCATTCTAATTGTTGTACATGGGTATCTCTTTTTCATAATGGGATTATATTTCTTAACGACACTTGTCGTAATACATCCTTCCCCATCAAATAGTCCTGCTATATATTGTATAGTAGGTTTCTTAGTATACTTTTGGTTTCTTAGCATAACCTGTTCCTTTCGTTCTGTTTCTCCATCGTTTGTTCCATGCGTATACATGCATCCAACTTCCAAAAGATTCCATGAATCTTAA